CCAGACCCTAATTTTGAGTTTAAATTTGTTGAGCCTATAAAAGCATTAAATGTAGAGCTTAAATTACTTAAAACACTAACGCCAGTAATTGAGGAATTTGAGGAGAGTTTGTCTGGAATGGATATTGTAGCTTTAGAAATGAGTCAAATATTTGTTAGCTTTGGTAATGTTTTACAAGGTACTTTTGCTCAAGCGTTACAGAGTTCAGATGGTTTTTTCACTTCTTTTATTGAAGGTGCTAAAAGAGCAACTAAGGCTCTACTAGCGCAATTAGCTGCAACTGCTGCATTAAATGCCATTATAGGTGGTTTGGGAATAGGCAAAGCCTTAGGATTTTCTAACATAGGTGGAGTAGGTGGCTTAGGAGATATGCTCGGTAGTGTTTTAGTTCCATCATTTGCAACTGGTGGAATTGTAAGTGGACCTACTTTAGGACTTATGGGAGAGTACGCTGGAGCTAGAACTAATCCAGAAGTCATCGCTCCATTAAATAAATTAAAATCTATGATAGGAACAAACGGAGGCTCTACAGAGGTATTTGGTGTAATAAGTGGAGCTGATATATTACTAAGTTCAGACAGAGCAAGAAACAATAGAAATAGAACAAGAGGTTACTAATGGCAATAGATACTAGATTAGTAGGAGAATTTCAAAGCGATAGAGGTACTTATTATAAAGTCTCTATAATTGACACACAAAGCTCTACAGCTACTCAATATGATGTTGAGGTGGCTGGTAATGGTTTTGACTTAACATACCAAACAGATACAGATGATAGATTTACTGGTCTAATTCCATCAGAGGTTAAGTTTACTATGTTTGTCAATGACCCTTTTAATAGTGCTAAACAAAGTATTTTAGCCTCTATAAGAACAAGCGAATATAAAAGGTGGCAACTAAAAATAGAATCATCCACTAACGGAAGCACCTTTTATTTGTTTTGGGCTGGTAATTTATTAAACGAAATAAATCCAGAGGCTGACGAATCTTTGCCAAGACAATTTACACTTACTGCTATCTGTGGTCTTGCTGCTTTAGAAAATATACCATTCAATGAGGATGTAAATTATCTTTTTACATCAGCATATTCTTGTTATCGTTATGTATTTAACGCTATAAACACAGACATTAACACAGATAACAACTGGGCAACAGATGACCGATTTATCAGAACTATGGTAGATTGGACAAATTCACAAATACCTAGAAACAACGCAACAGACCCACTTAACAACACAAGATTTATAGCTGCTACATTTGCTCCAGTTGATAACAATGGAGTGAGACAGCCAGAGACAGCATTTAAGCTGTTAAATCAAATCTGTAAAGCATTTGGAGCTAGATTATATCTAAGTGAAGGGATTTGGTATTTTATTCAAGTGAATACCTATGAAGAAATGGATAGTTCTGACCAATACTATAGAGACTATAAGAAAGGAAACAACGGAAGCACACATACTCCAGACTTCTATGGTACTATAGATTTAAACACTTCAGAAGATGGTACTAACATAACTAGATTGGCTGGTAATAAGTTTGACTTTTTAGGTATATTAAAACAAGCTAAAGTCTCTTATGAAATGTTTGGTAGTTACGACTTACTACCATCAACAATAACTAACGCTAGTGGCACAAGTAACACAGTAAACAACTCTATAGTAGCTTGGAATGGTTGGCGTTCAACTGGTGCTGGTTTTAATACTGACTCTGGTATTTACGGAGTAAACGATTTAACTACTTCTACAGACTATGCTTCTTTTTATATGGGAGAGTTACAAGTATTAGATGGGCAGACAATTAAAATAAATAGAACATTTAATAGAGCTATAAATGATACATACTCTGGTTGGGGATTTACTGACAATCAATCTATTTTATTTTATCACAGACTAAAACTAGACGATGGTGCTGGAGATGTTCGCTATGCTCGTTCTACTTATACTAATGGTGGTCTAGCTCAATGGACTTCTGATGATGTTTGGGGAAATGCTCCAGACTATAATGTGCCTTATACTATATTTGGTGCTTCTGAATTGTTTTACGCCACGCCAGATGTAAGTGGCGATTTAGGTTCTTTTGTTTTAAACTTTCAGACTGCTGAAGTGCCTATAGCTGGAGACTTATATTTTGAGTGTTATGCAAAAGTATATTATGACTATGGAACAGACGACCCAGATACTGGCACAGAAATAACATCTGCAACAGACCAAGCTAAATTATATATATATTCAGCTCCAGAAAACTCAGCAGAACAAATATTTCAAATTTATATCAACGGAGAAAGTACATCTAAGCAAACCTTCATAACATTACAAAACATAGCAAACGGATTAACTTATGAAGTTGGAGACTTATTAATAGGCTCTGGACCAACTGCAACGAATGTTGGTAGATTACAATGTTATAACAATGCGTCTTGGGATGATGGCACTAATATAACTTGGGAAGCATACGGAGGTGGTAGTGGTAAAGCTATCTCTAAGCTATTACTTAATGAGATAATGGCTGGCCAAAACGAAGGAGCTAGAGTCTTTGATGGTGCTTTAAAAATATTGACTAATAATGTAAGTACTAATGGCTACAAATTTCACAATGGAATTACTATAGACAGCTCTTTATTTGTGCCTTATCAGACAACATTTATAGCTAATGAAGATACTTGGCAAGGAGAATGGTATGAAATAAATACAAATACTACTACTTTGACTGATGATACTGAAGCTGAAACATTAAACACTAACAACACAATAAACACTAATAGCTGGTAATGAGTTTACAAGGATACTTAAATAATCAAGTCTTAGCAACAGTTTCTGTTACATCTACAACAGCTACTACTACTTTTTTACAGATATATAGTCCAACTATGTTAATGGCTAAAAGTGGCGAAACAGTAAAGATTATACACAAAGGAACTGGTAGAGAATACAACGTGACTTTAACATCTGACTTAACTACCACAACCACTAGACTAGATTTTAGTTCTACTACATTTGATACAATAATCCCAGAGGGAAGCATTATAATACAATCTAACCTTGATAAATGGGACACTATATTTAGAGATTATACTATAGTAACTCATAAATTATATGAGTCTGGAAATACTCACGGTAATACATCTTTGATTAATCCACGATACCCTAGCATAATGGATATAAATGCTGGTAGTACTTGGTCTGATGGAGACACCTTAGCTAACTCTTATCTCAATAATAGCATTTTTAGAGCTCCACACGATGGATGTAAAATAGAGAGAGTTACTTGGGACATTAACTCAGATGCTACAACTGGTCACAATGCTGTATTTAGTTTATGGAAAAAACCTATAACAGAGTTAGGTAATACAGCAACAGATATTACTTTAGTAGATACAACTACTTACACAGCACAAAACGACATAAATTATGTTTTAAATAGAGACACACAAAACGCTACAACATTAAACTCTAACGATTGCTTAATACCATCTTTTAAAAAGTCTGGAAGCGCATCTAGTAGCGACAAATTTTACGCAACATTAACGCTATTGATTAGCACAGACCCAAGACAATGATGAAAAATATATTAAAAGAAACATCAGACGTATTAGTACTAAATACCACTACATTTACTTTTGCTACTTTAGCTGATGTTGAGGTAGTGTTAAAAATAGCTGTTTTATTACTCTCTATTATATATACAACTGACAAGATAATTTACAACCGAAAACGAAGAAAAAAGAATGAATCTAAAGACGTGGCAAAAAAGTCTAAATAAGGCCGACGAAGATATGGCATTGAAACACTTTAAGTTAAGTGAGTTTGACTCAGACGTTAATGGAAGTGGGAAAAATATGAAAAGAGACTTTCTTAAAAAGCTAGACAAAGCTAGAGATATAGCTAAAATACCTTTTAAGATAACATCTGGATTTAGAACACCACAACACAATGAAAGACTAAGAAAGCAAGGTTATAAGGCTAGTGCTAACTCAAGCCATTTAAAAGGCTGCGCTGCTGATATATACTGCAAAGATAGTGGCACAAGACAAAAGATAGTTAATGGCCTTATACAAGCTGGATTCACTCGTATCGGCATAGCTGACACTTTCATTCATTGTGATACTGATAAAGATAAAAACGATGCTATATGGCTATACTAACAAATATACTAAGCAACTTATTAGGCAAAGCTGATACAATCATTGACGAATGTATCACAAGCACAGAAGAAAAAATGCAGTTAAAGAACGAGCTGCAAAAGATTATCCAAGAGCAAGAGGCTCTGATAGAACAAGAAGTTACTAAAAGATGGGAGTCAGATAACTTACAATCAAGTTGGCTTCCTCGTAACATTAGACCATTAGTCTTAGCTTGGCTTGTAGTTTCTACTACTTTGCTTATATTTATAGATGCTGGAGTTATTACATTTAACGTAGATGAGCAATGGGTAGACCTACTACAGATAGTTCTTATCACTTGTATAGGTGCTTATTTTGGTTCTAGAGGATTGGAAAAAATAAAAAATAAATGACAAAGGAAAAGAGGTATAGACTAAAGACAGATGAATGGGAACTTATAGACGAATATAGAAAAGACAAAGAGAGACAATCTCTATTGGCTGACGAATGCAACGAGGCTGGTATAGATGTCGGCTCTGTTTCTCATTATTGGTACAAGAGTAAGAAGTTCTCAATATTTGCTAAACCTAATGAATTTACTAAAGATGAATTTTTACAATCTATTGAGGAGCTTATCTCACAATACTCTCCTAAATATCCCACCATTGATTATCCTACTAGACAAGATGGCCACTTACTTATAATAAATCCAGCAGACGTACATATTGGCAAATATGCCGATGCTAGTGAAACTGGAGATGAGTATAATATAGAAATAGCTAAGAACAGAGTAAGAGAAGGAGTTAAGGGTATTCTAAGAAACGCTGAAGGCTATCCAATAGAACGGATATTGTTTTGTATAGGTAATGATATACTGCATACTGATAACGTACAAGGAAACACTACAAAAGGCACTCCACAAGATAAAGACGGTAAATGGCATAAACACTTTACTGAGGCTTTAGAGCTTTATGTTGAGGTAGTAGAGATGTTAATGCAAATAGCTCCAGTTGATTGTGTTCACTCTATGAGTAACCACGATTATATAAGTGGCTTTCATTTAGCACACGCTTTAAAAGCTTGGTATAGAAATACAGAAGCTGTTAGCGTAGATGCTGAACCAATGCACAGAAAGTATTATAAGTATAAAAATAGTCTAATAGGATTGACTCACGGAGACGGTGCTAAGTTACCTAACTTACCTTTGCATATGGCTCAAGAAGAACCAAAGTTATGGGCAGATACAAAATATCGTTATTGGTATTTACATCATTTACACCACAAACAACGTTATAAGTTTATGACTAGTTTTGATAACGTAGGTGTGACGGTAGAGTTTTTACGCTCTCCAAGTGGCTCTGATGCTTGGCACTATCAAAAGGGATATACTGGTAGTATTAAAGCAGTTGAGGGATTTATACATAATGAATACGGACAAATAGCACACTTAACTCATATTTTTTAATATATTTGCGAACTTGTTTTAATTTTAGAGGGAGTTGTTAACCCTCGTATTAGGTTTGTTTTAGGGGGTAGATTAACGTCTATCCCTTTTTTTTATGCTTATATTTAAAAAACTTTAACATTTTTTTACTCTAGTAAACTTAAAAAATTACACTTTTTTTGTTAAAAAGTTTGCACAGAATAAAAAAGCGTTATATATTTGTACCAACAAACAAACTAAAACACAAAACAATGACAACAAACAACAACAATTTTAGATTTACAGACCCAACAAACTTTGCTTCACACGTTATGCCATTTTGTATAAACGGAGAGATAGCAGAAATCGAATTGACTGACAGACCAAATGACTTTGTAGAAGTTAGAGTATTAAGAGATGGTTTTTTAATAGTTTTAAACGGAGAGGCAATTAAGAAAGCTGTTAGATGGTCAACAATAGAAAAACACTTAAATAAAATTAACAACAAATAAATAACAATGGGGAGAGCAATCTCCCCTTTTTAAAACAACTAACAATGAAAACAAACGATTTACACAAACCAACTTACTTAGATGCTAAATTAGAGCTTGGAACACAAGTACAATTCTTTAGCTTTACATTAACACAATTATGCTCTTATTTAATGGTTTTAGCCTTTCTAACGCTACTTCTGTTAAATTTCATACCAACATACTACACAGAGGTGTTAAGCCTTTATAGTGGCTCTTTTATCACTATGGTAGTTTTTTACATTAAATACGGAACTAATTAAAATCAATAAATATTATGAAAAAAGTAGTAAAAACAGTAAAATCAGATGGCTCTTTTGAGTCGCAATACGGACACTTCTACAAGTGGCTATTAGAGTTTGAAGATGGATTTAAGGGCGAGTACCTATCCAAGACTGAAGCTCAGAACAAATTTATAGAAGGTCAAGAGGCTGAAATAGAAGTTAATACAAGAGAGTACAACGGTACTACAATTAACAAGATTAAACCAGCTTCTACGTTTCAAGGTGGAGGTAAGAGCTTTACAGCAGCTCCTAAGGACAATAAGACTCAAGAGTATATTATTAAGCAGAACGCTTTGACAAACGCTTGTAACATAGTAGGAGAGGCTGATATTCCTAAGATTATAGAAATAGCTGACGCATTCAAAGAATACGTTTTAAACGATGTAAAACCTAAAACAACAAATAATGGCACAGACTTACCTTTTTAGTAAAACAACAAGAGACGAAGCATTCGATACAGATACTAGCTATGCTTTTAGATTAAGAGTAGGACGTGGCTGGTTACACTTAAACAAGAAAGCTACAGAGCTTATAGAACACGATGACCACTTAGAAATTAAGTTAGCTGATTGGTATATCAACGTAGGCGAGAAGTTTATAGCAGATACTGTTATAAGACAAGAACGTTGCAACGACTTACAAGAATATTATCACTTTTTAAAGAATATAAAAGATGACTAAAAAAGAACGAATAGACAAGATTTTAAAAGATTCTCACTTGATAATCAACGAGGCTACTGGTACAGACATCAGTAAGACTAGGAAAGACGAAGCAAGGAGAGAATCAAGAAAGAAGCTGAGAGAGCTAAAAGACTTAGCTCCAATAATTTATGAACGAGTTAAAGTAGAATTTGATGGATAGTAGATTAATAAAATTAAAAAAAACAGCTTGTCATTTATACAGTATAAAAGACAAAGATTTTAGTTCTAAAAATAGAGCAAGACATTTGGTAGATATAAGGCGTATGGTTTACGCCATTTGTAAAGATTTATTAGAAATGCCTTGGACACATATAGGTAAAGCTTTTAGCGTTAATCACGCTACTATTATGCATCATTATAAAGTACATAAAAGCTTATTAGATGTAGATGCAGTATATAATGAAAAATTTAATAACTTGTTGGACATTTATAAGGCTGATATTGACTACATAGATATGAATGAAATGTTACAGCTAATTAGAGCTTTGAAAACACAAACAGCAAGAAAACAAATTTATAAACAACTAATTAAAGAAAATTATGAAAACGAAATTATCACAAAAACAGAAAGTATTAAGACATCTTAAAGAAATAGGTAGTATTACACCACTAGAAGCGTTTAATGACTACGCTATAATGAGACTAACATCTCGAATCTGCGAACTTAAAGACGAAGGCTATGACATCAAGTCTGAGCTTGTATCAAGTCAAAACAGATTTAAAGAAAAAGTTTCATTCTCTAAATATACACTCAATGAGAAGAATTAGAGTAGAAAAGTCCACTAACTATACAACTATAAACAATGAGTTTATATTTAACAAGGACTTATCGTTAAAAGCTAAGGGATTGCTATGCCATCTCTTGGCTTTACCTAACGACTGGAAGTTATACGTTGAGGAGGTAGAGAAATGGCATACAGACGGCAAGGCTGCAATCTATTCAGCGTTTAAGGAGCTGACATCTAATGGCTATATGAAACGAGAGCAAAAACGTGAAAAAGGTAAGATAGTTTCTTGGGATTATATAGTCTTTGAGAAACCACATACCGATTTTCAAGAAATAGAAAAGTTAGATATAGAAAAATTAGATGTAGAAAATCGACCACTACTAAATACTAATATTACTAAATACTTAAATAAACTAAATACTGATAATACTAAAACAGAAAGGGATTATCCTTTTGAATTGAATTTAGAGGCTTGGAATTTATGGAAAGAATTTAGGAAAGAGCAATTCAGAACTACCTATAAAAAATTAGGAGAAGCTGCGGCCATTTCTAAGCTATTAAGAATCTCCAACAACAACAAAGAAAACCAGGCGCAAATTATCCAGCAGTCTATAGAGAATGGATGGAAGGGATTATTTGAGCTTAAAACAGAAAAACAAACCAAAGTCCAAAAGATACTAACTAACTATCAGAAAGGACTTGAAATGATAAACAAAGAATATGATGACTAAAGAACAAACAGCAGAGCTTAATTTATTAATCGCTACCTTTAGGTGCTTTAATGAGCAACTATACAATCTAAAAGGCTCACATTCTGGAGTAGTAAAGATGAAGTTTAATAGGCTAGTAAAAGTGGCTAATCAATATGAGAGAGAGATAGTCCAATGGACAGAGGGAAGCGAACAACTAGAGCTGATATATGACAGCCTAATGGAAGTATTAATAGAAGTTAAAAAGCAAGTAAATGAGTAAATATTACGAGATTAAAAAACGTGAAGATGTAACGGTTAAAAATATGCTTGAGATATATGGCAAAAGCTCTAAATATCGAAAGAAAATAACTTGGGACACATTATACTTAATAACTGGATGGACACACATACAACAAACTAAAGATGAAAGACAAAAGTAAACAAGTGTGGTATTTATATGCTCACGACATTAAAGAACTAAAAAGAGAATGCTATGAGATAATAGCTACGCTTTACGTCCAGCTAGGACAAGCTCCAGAAGCTGAGATAGTAGTACAGATGACTAATCTATTTTGTAATGACTTAGCTACTAACTATGGCTCTATGGAATTAAATGAGGTAAAGTTTGCTCTTAATAAACACATAAGAGAGAACGATGGTCCACATTTTGTTAATGTTCCAACGTGGAATGAAGCTCTTAGAAGTTACAAGATGACTAAAGCACTTAAAAAGCAGACTAATCAAATAGACCAATACGAAGTCTATAAAAAGAGAGTAGAGTCTTTTAGCAAGGTTATTGACAAGAGAGAAACTAAAAAGATAGGCAATGCCAACAACAATAAGTAAACTTAAAAAAAAGCTAGACGTTTTGTTTAGTCAGTACATAAGGCGTAGAAATGCAGACCACTTAGGTAGAGTTAAGTGCTTTACTTGTGGAGTAGAGAAACATTGGAAAGAGCAACAAGCTGGACACTTTCAGAGTCGCAGTCATCACTCTACTCGTTGGGATGAGGTAAACGTACAAGTGCAATGCGTTAAGTGCAATATGTTTAGACAAGGAGAGCAATATAAGTTTGGACTATACTTAGACGATAGGTTTGGAGATGGCACAGCAGAGGAGTTAGAAAACAGAGCAAAGACAATAGTAAAACTAAACAGAGTAGACTATGAAGAAGCAATCGAAAGGTATAAACAAAAGATTAGAGAGCTGGATTAACAATCGATTGTTTAAAACTTTAAACCCAAAAGATTGGGAAATTGAATCAATTTTATATATTTACAATAATGAAAAAGACAGTAATATTCGAGGGAGGAGTGAACAAGGTAAGCACTCTAGCAGACGGAACTCTAAGTATTAACATACATACTCAAGAGCTACCAGAAGAAACAATGATGAGAGTCTTTAGCTTACGTAAGTCTCCTGGAATGGTTCTAATAAGCTCTGACGATATAAGCAAGGCAGAGGTCGAAGAGGTTGAGAAGTTTACTACAGACTTTGAAGTAGGTAAGACTAAGACAGCTTCACAAAGATTAAGAGCTGTATTATATAGAGTATGGGAGCAAGGCGACCAAAATTATGATTTTGTTCTGTGGTACGAATCTCAAATGGAGCGTATAATAAACAAGTATAAGACAACACTTGAGCAATAATAGGGCGACCAGGCATCAAGAGATATGGAAGAGAACGAAGAACGGACTAAAGCTTGTATTACCCAAAAAGATTAAAACAGACATAGGATTTCAGCTAATGTTTGGACATAGAGAGGACTACAGAGTAGAAGAAAAAAGAATAGAAGATAACGCTAACAGATACCAAGCTAAAACATATTTAAGTATTGAAGATTTTAAGCAGCATATTTAGAACACTATTTGCACTATTAGTTATAATCAGTTGTTTGCCTATATTTGTATTAATATTTTTACACTTTTTTATAGTGGGATTTGTAGCAGAAGAAAACAAAAGAAATGACTATAAAACAAATGCAAGAAAAACAAATGAAGAAAGCATTGAGCAAGTATAGTACTATAGAAGAAGCTGCTAAAGTTTTAGGTATAAGTGCTAGAAAGTTATATTTCTTTAAAAGAAAAATAAAAGATGAAAATAATAGCATCGGTTAGTATAGAGGTTAGAGTAGACGATACAGAGTTATTAGACGATGCTAAGGAAAGAGCAATAGACGAGCTAATAGACTCTTTAGAGGATTGGATAAACAATAACGGTATTCCTCCAATAATATCTATAGAGTATAAGCTTCCAGAGATAGATGAGAATCAACAATTATTAAACTAATGCCAAGTCTACCAAAGGGAAAGAAAAAGAAATGGATAGCAAGTAGTAAGAAGACTACTGGCTTTACTGAGAAGCATAAGAGCGAAAACTATGACTTCTATAATAGTAGAGCTTGGAGACAGCTTAGAAAGTGGCATATAGAACGAGAGCCACATTGCAGATGGTGTAGTGAAGAGGGCAAAGTAAACTATAAAGATAAGATAATCATTGACCACATTATAGAGATTAAAGACGGTGGAGATAGACTAAACCAAGACAATCTACAGACTTTATGTCTACCACATCACAATCAAAAAACAGCGTGGGCAAAAGCAAAACGTAAAAGAAATGGCAAAGAGTAAATACTTCTATGACTATACAAGGAACAGAGACGAAGCTAAAGAAGTTATAGAGGACTTAAAGAGTAATCCTATACCAAACTACTATGTAGGTAATACTTATGGCTATGAAGCTCGTAAAGTATGTGAGGACTGGGATTTAAGCTACAACATAGGCACAGCAGTAACCTATCTACTTAGAAGTAGCTACAAGCACGATAGTCCATACGATTGCATACAGAAGGCTATAAATCATTTACAATTTGAATTAGATAAACTAAACAACAGAGAACAATGACAAGTGAACTACTAGACTTATTCGAGGAAGCAAAGAGAATAATAGATAAGCAAGAGGAATTAATTAAGATGCAACAATCATTAATTAAGACAATGCAACAAGGACTGCAAGGAGTAGAACTAAACGAGCTACTACTAAAGAAACAACTAGCAGACTTACAAGAGGAACTAGAAACTATTACAAAAGATTATATAGATGTAATGGGGGGGGGCGAAAAAGTATAACCAATATGTCAGTACATCGCACGGGGGAGCTTTCATTTTTCTTACGCAAAATTAAAACTAAATCGTGTGGGTATAGATATACCAAACTAAAACCAGTTTAAGTTCAGTATGTTAGTTGTAATATGGCCAAGCTAAAAATAAAATGAGAGGGAGAAAAAAAACACCAACAAAAGTAAAGGAGCTAAAAGGCACACTAGAGAAGTCTCGTTTAGTGGGAAATGAAATGGAGACAACTCAAGTTGTTAGTATGCCTTTGGCTCCCTCCTTTCTCAATAAACAAGGTGCAGACGAATGGGACTTAGTTACTAACGAACTAGCCAATATTAAGATGTTGCATCTAACTGACTTATCAATTCTAGCAGCGTACTGCAACGAGATAGGAATCTATAGAGAGATAGCTCAAGAGTTACAAGGTAATTTTACTGAGCAGACTGTAGATAAAGATGGAAGGTTGAGGTCTAGTAAGATAGCACCTAAATACAAGGTAATGCAAAACGCTTTACAGAACGCTATGAAAATTGCTACGCAATTTGGATTCACTCCGAGCAGTAGAGCATCTCTTAGTATGCCAGAACAAGATGAGGAAAGGACTGACGATTTTAATTTCTTTGACTAATGATAAACATTTACAACAAAGACTGCTTAGAAGCAATGAGAGAGATGTCAGACAATCAATTTGATTTGGCAATAGTAGACCCTCCTTATGGTATTGGAATGGACGGAAAAAATAATTGGTCTGGAAGTAAGCACAAAGTTAAAGACTGGGATAATAATGCACCAAGTATAGAATACTTTAGAGAACTTAGACGGATAAGTAAAAATCAAATTGTGTGGGGTGCAAACCACTTTATTAGTCGTATGCCTTTTGATAGTAAATGTTGGTTAATTTGGGATAAAAAAAACGATGGTTTTTCATTTGCAGATGGCGAAATGGCGTGGACTTCATTTAATACAGCAGTTAGATTTTTTAGATACCATAGAGGACAACAAACAGATAAAAGAATACATCCTACACAGAAACCAGTAAAGCTGTATGAATGGCTTTTAATGAATTACGCAAAAGAGGGGGATAAGATATTAGACACACACTTAGGCTCTGGAAGTATTGCATTAGCTTGTCATAATCTAGGCTATGACTTAGAAGGTTATGAGTTAGACAAAGAGTATTATGATAATGCTTTAAAAAGAATCAAAGAACATCAATCTCAACTAAGGCTTATATGAAACTTAAAGAGGACAAAACTTTTTACTTTGATGACAAAGCAGCAGATAGAGTAGTCTATTTTATAGAGAATCATATCAAGCACATCAAAGGAGAGTTAGGAGGTCAGCCATTTAAGTTAGAGCCATTTCAGAAAACAATAGTCAGAGATTTATTCGGTTGGAAGTATAGAGATAGTGGGCTAAGAAGATTTAGAACAGCTTACATTTGTCTACCAAGAAAGAACGGAAAGTCTACTCTTATAAGTGCTATTGCTTTGTATATGTTACTAGCAGACAACGAGCCTTCGGCTGAGTGTTATATTGCTGCTGGAGATAGACAACAAGCTGGTATTATTTTTGACGTAGCTAGTGGAATGGTTAGAGCTGACAATCAACTTAACAAGAATCTAAAAGTATTTAAGAACTCTATTATCCACGAGAAAAGCAACTCAGCTTTTAAAGCTATTAGCTCAGAGGCAAGTTCTAAGTTTGGATACAATGCTAGTTTCATTTGTATGGATGAGTTCTTCGTTCAGAAAGACTCTAGTCTGTGGGATGCCTTGACTACTTCTGTTGGTAGTAGGAGACAGCCAATGACTATAGCAATTACTACTGCTGGATATAATAGAGAGTCTATATGTTACAAGACAGAGGAGTATGGTCGTAAAGTGGCTGAACAAATCATAGATGATTCGAGTTTCTACTATGTTAAATACGCTTGTGATTTAGAAACAGATTGGACAAGTGAGAAGGCTTTGAAGATTGCAAATCCTGGACTTGAAAGTGGAGTAGTTAAATTAGACTATCTTAAAAGAGAACAAGAGAAAGCAATCAAGTTACCTAGCTATGAGAATACTTTTAGAATGCTACACCTAAACCAATGGATGAGTTCAGCTAGTAAATGGCTTAGTGACCAGCAATGGATGCAGTGCAACAAAGCTCCAATACACTTAGAAGATTACAAAGGGATGACGGCTTACGCTGGACTTGACCTTGCAACAGTTAGAGATATATCAGCTTTTGTTTTAATCATTCCAGAAGATGATAGATTTACTGTAATACCTTTTTGCTTTGCTCCAAAGGATAACGCTTTTATACGTTCAAGACGTGACCAAGTTGATTATATAGGTTGGGAGAAAGAGGGATTGATGGAACTAACAGAGGGCGATGTTACAGACTACAACTACATCAAGCGTAGAATAAAAGAAGTGGCTGAGGTTGTAAACATTAAATCGATAGCCTACGATAGATGGAACTCTAGCCAATTAGTGATTGATTTATCAGAAGATGGATTGCCAATGGAGAGCTATGGTCAAGGCTTTGCTAGTATGTCAGCACCTACTAAAGAACTCGAGAAGCTCGTACTAGGCAAACAGATTAATCACGCTGGTAACAAAGTACTTCGTTGGATGTGTTCTAACTTAGCTATGAAAACAGACCCAGCTGGAAACATTAAAATGGATAAGAGTAAGTCAAGCGAAAAGATTGACGGAATGGTTGCGCTTGTTATGGCTCTAGGCTGTTATATGAATGACGATAGCAGCGACAATTCAACTTATGATGACAGAGGAATAGTCTGGATTTAGTCGTCCACTTTTGCGATTTCTCTTATCTTTGTAAAGTAATTACAAATTATTTATGGGACTATTTGACTTCCTCCGTTCTGAGAAGAGAGGAGATAACTTCTTAAAAGCAGTTTTTGGTGGCTATGGTGCAGCCAACAGAACAGCAGTTACTAGAGATACATCATTAACATTTAGCGCAGTCTTTGCGTGTGTAAGAGTTATCAGCGAATCAATAGCTAGTCTACCTATAAAAGTTTACAGAGTCGAGGAAGATGACGACAAAATAACTGACGTTAGCCATCCAATCTACCGACTACTAGCTCGTAATCCTAACGAGTATATGACACCATACACATTCCTAGATACTCTAATGACCAACTTATTGCTAGAGGGGAATGCGTATTTTTATATTGAGAGAGATAGCAACGCTAGACCAATAGCATTAATACCTATCAATCCACAAGACGTTAAGGTAATTAAGCACGAAGGTCAAATCTATTACGACATCAAAGACTATGAGATTGGAGTAATGAAAGAAGATATGTTACACTTCTTCAATCTATCGTTTAATGGTTGTGAGGGAGTTAGCGTATTAAAAGCACAGAACACTACAATAGCAACGTCAATAGCTGCTAACGATACAGCTAATAGTTATTTAGGAAACTCTGCTCAAGTAGGTGGAGTGATTAAACATCCAGGCAAACTAAGTAAAGAAGCTGTAGCAAGACTTAAAAATAGTTGGAATCAAAATTACTCTGGTTCTTTTGTAGCTGGTAAGACTGCTATTCTTGAGGAGGGTATGACATTCGAGCAAACTAATATTGATGCTAACAAGTATCAGCTTTTAGAGACTAGACGTTTCCAGATAGAGGAAGTAGCTAGAATATTTAAAGTGCCATTGTCTTTGATTGGCCACTTAGAGAAAGCTGCTAACTACTCAAGTATAGAAGCATTAAGTATTGACTTCGTAAGATTTACCCTAATGCCGTATATGGTAATGGTAGAGCAAGAGCTAAACAGAAAGCTATTTAGAGAAACAGAGTTTGGCTCGTTTACTATTAAGCTAGATGCTAATGCTTTACTACGTGGAGATAGTTCCTCACGTGCTACCTATTACAGAGAGATGGCTAGTATAGGTGCTTTGTCTATTAATGAGATAAGACGAATGGAGGACTTGAATAGAGTAGGTCCAGAGGGCGACCAGTTGTTTATGCCATTAAACTTTGCTCCAGTTGGAGACGTAGAAGAGGAGGACAAAGAATAGATGCCGATACCTACTAAAAATATAGACGAGACTAACGAGGAGTTCATCGAAAGATGTATGGCTGATGATACTATGGTAGAGGAGTATGAAGATGACCAAAGGTTAGCAATCTGTTCTTTACAATTAGAAGAGGACAGAGCGTTAGAGGATATAAACACTAAGCCAACTCAAGAGATGGCTGACGAAGCTGCACAAGGCTTAGAATGGCGTGAGGAGTTTGGTAGAGGTGGAACAGAGGTAGGAGTTGCAAGAGCTAGAGATATTAAGAACAGAGTAAATCTTAGTATTGAAACAATAAAAAGAATGTACTCTTATTTTAGTAGGCACGAAGTAGACAAAGAAGGTCAAGGCTTTTATAGTGGAGACGAAGGTTATCCATCTGCTGGACGTATTGCTTGGGCATTATGGGGTGGAGATGTAGGCTTCTCTTGGACTAAAAGAAAGATAAAAGAAATAGGTAAAGAAGAAAAATTTATAGATATGAAAAATAAAGAAGTAAGAACATTTAATGTTCAAGACTTAGAGCTAAGAATGGATGGAGAGAATCCAGTAGTAGTAGGCTACGGAGCAGTCTTTAATAGTGAGTCTAATGACTTAGGAGGCTTTAGAGAGTTTATAGCTCCTGGTGCTTTTGATGGCCGTTTAGAGGACGATGTACGTTTCTTAATTAATCACGATGGTTTACCACTAGCTAGAACTACTAATGGAACGCTAAGACTATCTGTTGATGAGAAAGGTTTAAAGTACGAAGCTAAATTAAATCCTAATGTATCAACGTCAAGAGACTTAATCGAGTTACTAAAAGACGGTACTATTAACCAGTCTAGCTTTGCATTTATTGTAGAGGATGACTCTTGGGAGATGAGAGACGGAACTAACTACAGAACGATTAACAAAGTATCTAGGCTTTACGATGTATCGAGTGTAACTTACCCAGCTTATGATGCTGCTAGTAGCTCTGTCGCTTTACGTTCTATGGAACAATGGCAAGAAAAAGAAGAAGCTAAAAAACTAGAAGAAAGTTTAGAGGCTGAAAAATTAGAGGGCATAAAAGAAGAAGAAGATTTAAAGCAACGCTCCCTCAATGAAATGCGTTTAAAAATCTTAAAAAATAAATATTAATATTAATTTTCTATAAAATGAAAAACTCAAAATCTTACAAAGAGGAAAGAGCTGAGGTTATCGAAAAGATGGAAGGACTTGTAGCATCTGCTGAAGGTCGTGACTTATCTTCTGATGAGCAAAGCAACTTTGACTCTTTAAATGATAAAGTTGAGGAGTTAAATAAGATGGCAGTTCGTGCTGAATCTTTTGAAAAACTTCAAGCAACTAAAGCTGTTAAAGAAGTAACAGAAAACACTCCTAGCGAAGTGAGAGACTATTCTTTCCAAGATGCTATGAATCAAGCTGCTACTGGTCGTTTAGAAGGTCTTGTAAAAGAGATGGACCAAGAGGCAAGAAACGAGGCTCGTTATACTGGTCAATCATTTAAAGGTATTGCTATACCATCTACAATCCTAACTCGTGCTGCTGTAGCTACTGCTGCTGGTAACGCTACTGAGGTTATGGCTTGGACTGACCAATTAGAAGCAAACTTAGTTTTAGCTTCTGCTGGTGCTAATTTCTACTCTGGTGTAGACAATATGAAGTTTCCAGTATTTAGTGCTATCAACTCTGGCTTCGTTGCTGAGACTGGTGGTTCTGCTCCAGCTGCTAATGGTACTGCTTCTAGCGTTACTTTAGAGCCTAAGAAACTTATCTCTATTGTAAATGTTTCTGCTGAGGCTATCGCTCAAAATGCTTCTATCGAGGCTGCATTGAGAAGAAATATGGCTCAGTCTGTTGCTGCTACTTTAGAAGCTGCATTATTAGGTGCTTCTGACGTAACTAACGCTCCAGAATCTATCTTCGCTGATTCTACTACTGCTGTTACAGGTGTTACTGCTGCTGATTGGATTAGAATGGAAACTGACTTAATTGAGAATGGTGTTCAAATTAACGGAGCTAGAATGGCTTACTTATTAGACCCATCTGCTTACGCTACTGTTAAAACATTAGCACAAGTTACTGATGTTTCTCCTATCTGGGACAACGCTAGAAAAGAGCTTAACGGCTACTTCTCTTTTGTATCTCCTAACGTAGGTAACGGTGGAACTGCTGGTAAAGACCACGCTCTATTCGGAGACTTCTCAAAATGTCACATTGCTCAGTTCGGTGGTTTAGACGTTATTTATGACATCTACACTAACGCTGGTACTGGAGAGCCAAGATACATCTTGACTTCTTTAGTAGACGGAGACTGTGTACAAAATGATACTGCTTTTGTTAACTTGATTGAAGCATAATTTGTTTTTAATTGGAGGGTGGAGAAATCCACTCTCCTTTATTATTTTTTAAATGGAATACTATAACTACAACTTTAACACATTAAGAGGCTCTGATTATGTGCCTTATGGTAAGTTAGTTCTAAAGACTGCTCCAACGTCTACTGTTATATCATTATCAGAGGCTAAGGCATTTTTAAGAATAGACTCAGACTATGACGATGACAATACTTATATTACGTCTTTGATTAATGTTGCAACAAGTGTAGTTGAGGAGTTCACTAGACGTAGACTAATGACTCAGACGTACAATATTTTTTACGATGAGTTCCCTCCTTACATAGACTTACAAGTGGGAGATGTTGCTAGTGTTACACATATTAAGTATTACGATGCCGACAATACATTACAAACTTTAGCTGCTTCTAATTACGATGTAGATACTAAGGTAAGACCAGGAAGAATATATGAATCGGAGAATGGAGACTATCCAAACACTTACGAAAGACCAAACGCTGTAGAGGTTGAGTTTATAGTAGGTGGCACAGCGAGTGACGTTCCAGCTCCAATAGTACAAGCTATTTATATCATCGTTGGTCGATACTATGAGAACCGACAAGATGTTGTTATGGGAACACAAGTAAATGAATTGCCTTTGATGGTTGACCACTTATTAACTCCTTACCGATTGCTTGAACTATGATAATAGGCAAACTAGATAGAAAGTTAAAACTATTTACTCAGACTTACTCGACTAACGCTTATGGCGAGAGAGTAGTTTCTGACAATAGTTACGTTACCATCTACGCAGACTTTGACTTCAAAGGTGGCAACACTAACTTCGATGCTGATGCCTTAATCAATGACGAGCGTATAGAGTGCTTAATAAGATACAGAACAAACATTGGAGTAAGTCCACAATACTTTATCTCTAATGGCTCTACTAATTATTCTATCAAGAGCATAAAGGAAGTAGGTCGTAAAGACGCTATGGTGCTTTTATTAGAGAAGAATGACGTAGTAGATTTATCACAGACAGCTCCTAATCAATTTGTCTTTACTATTGATACAGAGAATACATCTAGTGGCTCTAGCTTGAACACTCAGTTTATGATGCCATTGGTTAGTGGAGGTAGTTATAACGCTACAGTAAACTGGGGAGATGGCTCAAGCGATACAATAACAAGTTACAATCAAGCAGAGGTTACACACACTTATACAAGTGCTGGACAATACGAAATAAGCATAGAGGGAACATTGCAAGGATGGGAATTTAATAACGCTGGAGATAAGCTTAAAATGCTTGATGTAAAACAATATGGAGTCTTAGATTTATCTACTAAAGCTGCTTTTTATGGTTGTACTAATTTAGATGCTAGTGCTACAGATGCTCCTACTATTTCTAGTACATCGTTTTATAGAATTTTTAGAGATTGTACTAACTTTAATGGAGCAATAGGTAATTGGGATATATCTACAGTAACAAATTTAAGAGACGCTTTTTACAATGCAAAAACATTTAATAAATCTTTAGATAATTGGAATGTTAGTAGTGTAACATTATTACAATCTACATTTCAAGGTTGTACTTCTTTTGACCAAGATTTAAATTCGTGGGATACTTCTAATGTAGAATCAATGTATCATATGTTTTATGAATGTAATCAATTTAACGGAGATATATATAGTTGGGACACTTCTAACGTAACGAATATGCAACAAATGTTCTACAACTGCGACCTATTCGACCAATCTCTAGCAGCGTGGTCTATTGCAAATGTTTCCAACTTTACTAACTTTATGCAGAACGCTAGTGGTTTATCTACTTCTAACTACGATGCTACGCTAATATCATGGGCTGCACAATCTGTATCACAAAATGAAAGTATAAACTTCGGAGGCTCACAATTTACAGAGTCAGCTTATGCTTCAAGATTTAGCCTAATAGAGGACGATGGTTGGACTATTGTTGATGGTGGTATATTTGACCCAACACCAGCCGACTATATAAGCATACTAAACACAAGAGTTGTAGCTGCTGGAGGGGTAGTAGAGAACACTACAGATAGTCAAGCATTCTTACAAGACTTAAACGATATAAGCTAATGGCAGACGGACTATTAAATAAAGCAAGTATTATCTTAACTCCTACTGGTTACAAGGCTGGAACGCTTTACAACGTAGCACCAGTAGTAGAGCCTTATGAGGACTTTGACTTTGCTAGAGCATCAGTTGCTAGTCGAGTTAATTCTAGTGGCTTAGTCGAGATGGTAGGTAGAACTCTTGGAAGTGAGTTAGTAACTAATGGAGATTTTAGTGATGGAACTAATGATTGGATAAATAATGCTAGCGCTATTTTATCTATTGAAAATGATAAGTTAAAAGTTAATGTTGATGGTGCTGGTTCTGGTTATGGTCAGCAAAATATAGTAGGATTGACTATTGGTAAAACTTATAAAATAAATGCTGTAGGAGAAATGGGTACATCTACTAGATTAGCTTTATATACTCCTAATGCTGGATTTAATAATTTATATACTGATGGCACTATATCAACTTTTTTTATAGCTAGTTCCACTACAGAGAATTTAAGACTTTATGTTTATGATGACGGGGCTTATGGTTTTTGGGACAACGTATCAGTAAAAGAAGTAATAGACACCAACAACATTCCAAGAATAAACTATGATAGTAATGGAGATAATGGCCATATATTGTTAGAGCCTACTTCTACTAATCTTATTACTTATAGTGAGGATTTTGAGGCTGGCTCTTGGACTAATGAAAGTATTGGTACTACTCCAACTTTAGATGGTGGTTATACTGCCCCTGATGGTAGCAATAGTGCATATAAAATATCTAATGCTAATCAAGATAGTTTTTGGTATTATCCAAGCGTTGCTGATTCTGATTATGCTAGAACGATATGGGCAAGAACTGTAAGTGGAACGGGAACTGCTCAATTAACATCACATAACTCTAATACTAACAATACTTTCAACTTAACAGAAACTTGGCAGAGATTTGAGGTAAATTCTACAACATCATCAATAGGAGAGCAAAGTTTTTATGCAGTAGATTTTAGAGGTAGTGGAACTCTTACAGAGTTATTAATATGGGGTGCACAACTAGAAGATTTACCCTACGCTACATCATACATACCAACACTAACTGGAAGTCAAGAGGTAAGAGCTACAGAGACTGCAACTGGTGCTGGTAGTGCTGACTTAATAAACTCAACAGAGGGTGTTTTATATTTTGAGGGTGCAGCTTTGGCAGAAACGTACACATCTAATTCACATATTAGCCTATCAAATGGTTCTACAAGCAATAGACTTTACTTTTACTATGAACAAAGCGGTAAATTTGGGTTTGCTGCTTTTGTGGGGAATGTTTTACAAGCCAATATTAAATATGATGGAATTATAGCAAATAATTCAAAAGTAGCTTGTAAATATAAAGAGAATGATTATGCTTTATGGGTTGATGGAGTTGAAGTTGGAGTAGATACGTCTGCAAGTGTTTGGAGTAGCGGAACTTTCGATAGGTTAAATTTTGATGGTGGAGATAGTAACAACGATTTTTACGGTAAATGCAAAGCACTAGCAGTATTTAATGAGGCTTTAAGTGATAGCGAACTAAATAATTTAACTGGCTGATGAGTTTAAGATTAACAGAAATATGCTACCCAGAGGTAAAGAGTTACTACATCGTATGGAACGATAGTGATGCGATAGTATCGTATGGAGTGCTAGAAACCTATCAATGCTTAGAGACTAAGTGGGACAATGTAGACTTATACACTAAGGAAATAGATTGGATAAACATATTAATAGATAACGGTATTAACCCATTTCCAGAGAAATGATAGTATCAGCGCAAATAGATGAGAGAGAGCTAAATTCTTTAATTAAGGACTTAGAGAAACTTAATATGTCTGATAGTAAAAACAAGACACTATTGAGACAAGGTTTGCGTAAAGCTGCAAAGCCTATACTACAAGAGCTTAAATCTATTGTGCCAGTTGAATCTAAACAACTTAAAAAGTCTTTAGGTATAATTAATGGTAAGAACATAAAAGGCAAACCACCTACAGTATATATAGGACCAAGAGTTAAAAAATCATTTGCTAGTAAAGAGAAGTCTGGATTTTATTTCTATTTCTTAGAGTATGGATTTCAAGGAATACCAGGTCTAAGAATGTTAGATAAGACTGCTGCTAGTAAAGGTAACACAGCTATTAATAGCGTAATAGGAGAAATAAAAAAACTCATTGACAAAAGAATGAAGTAATGGAGATAGGAAAAGTAATATATAATATTTTAAGCAATAACTCTAACGTAGCTCCTTTAGTTACTACAAGTGGTAACTTAAGAATATTTCCTAGTCGTTACAATTTCCCTACTGACGTTAAGTTACCATATATTACTTATCAGATGTTTGCAGATGAGCCTAACAACACTAAGAACGGAGTAAGTACTTATGACTATGTAAGAGTTCAGATAAGCATATATCACAATAGCTACGCTGATATGACAACTCTAGCTGGTCACGTTAGAACAGCTCTAGACTACGTTAGTGGCACTTATAGTGGTGTAGTAGTAGATAAGATATTTTACCAAGACCAGAACGAGCTTTACGATGATAGTGCTGGTTCTATTGGTTTGTATGGTATTGCACAAGATTACAGATTTAACATAAATAGATAAATATGGAAACCTATAAAGTAAAGATAAAAAAGAACATTGAATGTAGAGGAGTAGAATACAAAGAAGGCGAATCTTACAAAGTAGTAAGAGCAGTCTTTAACTTCTTACAGCATAACGATGCAATAGATACAACAAAGAAAAAGTCTAAGAAGAAGGAAACTTCTGAGGATTTAGATATTAGCTAATTTATGAATTTAAAATTTTAAAAAATGATTTTTAACGGAACGGATTTAATCCTAAAAGTCAGTCCCGCTTCTGCTGGGGTGGCTGTAAAACTGATGCACTCACAGAATGTATCATTAAGTATGAACGTAGATACAATAGACATCTCAACTAAAGACTCTGCTGGTTTCAGAGATTTGTTAGGTGGTCAAAAATCTTTCAGTCTTTCGGCTGATGGTCTTATGGACTTCTCAGCAACTGCTGGAGATACTGATGTGCAAGAATTATTTACTCAAGCGTTGGATAGAACAGCAGTTACATTTGTATTTGGTATAGATGACGGTACTCTTTATAATATGAGTGGCTCTGGATTTATTACTTCAATTGAAGTAAGTGGAGGAACTGAAGACGCACCAACTTACTCTGTTTCAATAGAGGGAACTGGAGCATTAACTGTAGGATAATAATTTCTTTGTTGGTTGGGGTATGAGCTTAGGCTCTGCTCCAACTAGCAATAATTTAAACTAACAAAGATATGTACGAAGTAGTTATAATAAACGGAAAAGATTACCCAGTAAGATTTGGAATGAACTCATTGAGGTTATTTTGTAAAGATACTGGTAGAAGTTTAGCTGACTTAGATAAGCTAGGAGATGGTATGAGCTTAGACGATGCTTGTTATCTAATCCTAAACGGAATAAAAGACGGCTCTAGAGTGAGTGGTCAAGAATGTTCTTTAAATGTTGATGATGTCGCTGACTTGTTAGACGAAGATTTTGAGGCACTTAATAAAGTGCTAGAGATATTCTCTAATCAATTCTCTGCTAAATTTGAAACGGAGGGAAACGACAAAGCCACGAAGAAAGTGGCAAAGAAGAAGTAACTTGGGATAAGTTAGAGGCTATAGGTTATGGCTTCGGATTACTACCTCAAGACTTTTGGAGTTTAACTTTCCACGAGTTTCTCTGTATGCAGAAAGGCGTAAACGATAGAGTAGAGAAAGAACAGCAATGGGAATGGGAACGAGTGAGATGGTTGGCTTGTGTTAATTTACAGCCACATACTAAGAAAGGACAAAACCTAACTCCAGACAAGTTAATTAAATTTGATTGGGAGAAGAAACAAGTTAAGACCGACATCGAAAAACAACGACAAAGAGCAGAATATATTAAAAAGAAATACGAATTGCTAAATAAAGACAATGGCTGAGAAAACATTAAGTATTAAATTAAGTCTAAACGACAAGCAGTTTCAGAGTAAACTCAAGAAGTCTATGAGGTCTATGAAAAAGTTTGGCAATAATATGAAGTCTCTAGGTCGTACTATTTCGACTGGACTTACTTTGCCTATTATAGCTTTTGGTGCAGCTAGTGTTAAGGCTTTTGACGAACAAATAAAAGCAGAGACCAAACTTAGAACAGCTCTAGGCGATAGTGCAGAGGCTTTTGATGTATTAAAAAAACAAGCACAAGACCTACAAAAAATAACAATATTTGGAGATGAGGCTACTCTAGAAGCACAATCTTTTTTAGCACAGCTAGGACTTAATGCAGATGCAATATTAAGACTAACTCCACTTATTCAAGACTTTGCTACTGCTCAAGGTATTCAATTAACAGATGCTGCCAAATTAGTTGCTAAGTCAGTTGGTTCAAGTACTAACGCCTTAAGTCGTTACGGACTTCAAATAGAAGGAACTGTTGGAGAGCAAGATAGATTAGAGAGTGCTGTTAATGCTCTTACAAAGGCTTTTGGTGGTCAATCAGAAGCAATAGCTAAGGAGGGTCTAGGACCACTACAACAGCTTAAAAATGAGCTTGGAGATGTTTCTGAAAAGTTTGGAGAGATTATATTAGAGTTTATAGACCCATTAACAAAAGGTTTACAAAAATTATCTAAAGCAATAGGTAGTTTAACTGATGAGCAAAAAAAGAACATAGTTCAATATGGTGCTATACTTGCTGCTGCTGGACCAGTCTTAATTCTATTTGGTAGTTTAGTTACAACTATTAGTACTTTAATACCATTATTTACTGCTATAGCTGGGGCTGTTAGTTTAAGTGCTGCTCCTTTTATTGCTGCTGCTGCTGCTGTTGGTTATTTTATTAAAAGAATTGTAGACTTACAAAATGAGTACGAAGAATACAATAAAGTAGTAGGAGACTTTGAGCCTATTGCTCCTTTTGTACCTACACCTACAACACCTACAACTCCAGCGATTCAGCGTAGTAGAATACCAGAAAGAATAGAGCCAATAAAAGCAATGGCTGTAGCTTTAAAAGAAGTAAAAAATGATTTTGCTACTTTAGAACCAAT